TGCATTGGACCGTTGGCGTAGTTATGGTGGACCAATGGGTTTCACCATTTCGCAACAAGATGTGCTTTCAACTTTAAGCACGTCAAGATACGCTATGCGTTTTCAACGTACTTCGGGAAACACCCAGACAAACAATACCGGTGTTGTACAAGGTATTGAAAGCAAAAATTGTGAAGGTCTTGCTGGGACTCAACTTACGGTTTCTTTTAAGGCACGAGCGGGAGCTGACTTGTCTTCTGATCTAGATGTTCGTTTCTTTTACGGCACTGGAACTGATGACAATCCAGTTAGTATGACTAGTATGACTAACGATGGCGGAACCGATTTTACTTTGACTACCAGCTTTGCTACATATACAAAAACGGTAACCGTGCCTGCTTCAACAACGCAAATTTCACTCACTTTTGCCGTTACGCCAACCGGCACTGCTGGAACAAACGATTGGTTTGAAATCGCTGAAGTTCAAGTTGAGCGTGGTTCTGTCGCCACACCGTTTGAACACAGAAGTTATGGTGACGAACTGGCAAGGTGTCAAAGGTATTATTATGATGGTGGGCAAGTTAGACAATATTCTGCTGGATATTCTGTAAATGCAAGAGGAACTGGTAGTTGGATTAACTTTCCTGTTACTATGCGTGATACTGCTACTGTTACTCAGTCAAGTATTACTTATAGTGGTGCAAGCACTGCACAGGTTCATAATGCAAGTGCCCACGGATTTACATCGTATTTTATTTCTACGGCAGATAATACTACCTGGTGCCAATTTAATTACGTAGCGGAGAAGGAACTATGACTTACAAATATGCTCTGGATGGAGTTACAATTCAAAAAGATAATGGGGATGGCTCATTCACATATTTTAGAAATGAAAGTACGGATGGAACTGTATGGGAAGATTTTGAAAAATGGCTAGCAGAAGGCAACGAGCCACTACCAGCAGACGAGCCTTCATAAATACCTAAAACTCTAATATACCATGGCATCAGAAGTTCGTGTAAATACAATAAACAATAGAACTGGTATAGGAACCATAACGTTATCAGATACTAGTGTTACTGTAAGTGGTTTTACTTCGTTTATATCTGCTGATATAGAAGTTATTGATGGATTTTATACAAATGATCAGACCTTAAATGTAAATAAGACTTTGAGGTCTGATAAAAATGCTGGTTTGTTTGGTCCTTATGCCATTGCATCAGGTATAACTTTAACTATTCAGAGTGGTGCTACCTTCACTATATTGTGATATATAAATACAGACAAGTCGCTTAGATTTTATAAAATTATGGCTGGAGTAGAAGGAGTTTATGATAAGAGGGTAATTTACCCCAATGATGAAGGTGGAGTTTCCATTCTTGTTCCCTCAACATCTTGCCCATCAATCGATAGATTGATTCAAGATGTACCTGCAGGAAAACCCTATCAGGTTGTGAATATGTCGGAAATTCCTACCGACAGAAACTATAGAAACGCTTGGACATTCGAGGAGTAAGAACAATGCCTATCGGAATTAACGTAGATAAAGCAAAAGCAATTCAAAAGGATAAGATCCGTGAGGTTCGTAACCCACTGCTTCAGGCAGAAGACGTAACCTTCATGAGAGCTGTTGAGGCAGCAGATTCTACTGCACAAGCAGCATCTGCCGCACGTAAGCAAGCACTTCGTGATGCTACCGATATCGTTGATAGTGCTACTATCACTGCTACTGATGTCACTGGTGTTACCAATGAACTCAAGGCAGTATGGGACGCTGATGTTCTTGGAGAAAACCCTCTGGTATAAGATATGAGCACGCTTAAGGTCAATACAGTCCAACACAATACATCTGGTTTTAATAATGTAGTTCAGTTTACTGATGGTGCTGGAACTCAGAATGGAACCTTATGTCGTGCTTGGGTAAATTTTAATGGTGAAGGAACCGTTGCTACTCGTGCTGATTTTAATGTGAATACCATTACGGATAGCGGGACGGGACAGTATACTGTGAACTTTACCAATGCGATGGTGGATGGTAATTATTCTGCATTGGGGACAATGCAAGGAGGAAATGCTTACATTTTAACGACATCCAGTACCAACTCCAATTATTGTTCAATTTATACTTGGACTGATGCCAGTGCGTTTATTGATCGTGCTGCTGTCTATATCGCCATCTTCCGCTAACCTCCCCACTATTCAATCAAGATAAACAGGAAATACTATGAGCCAGTTAAAAGTAAACAGTATAATTCCAAGTGGAGGGTTACCTGCTGGTGCGAGTGGTGGGGGCATTATACAGGTTGTTCAAAAAATTGATTCTAGCACAAGCACTAGTACATCAACTTCCTATACAAATACTGGATTAATACCTTTAAATCTTTCAATAACACCAACATCAGCATCAAATAAAATATTGATGATTGTTCATATGCAGTTAGAATGTGGGTCGGGTTCAAATACTGGAAGTATAATTTTTGCTCGTGATCCTGCTGGAACGCCAACGTATTTTGGAAATAGTGGAACTGCTTCTGGTATAGGAGCTGGAAATAATGCTAATGGACTTTCAAAATTCTTTTTAACACAAGGATACAGTGGTCTAAACGGACAAACTACATCTCATTTAGGTATTGATAGTCCAGCGACAACATCAGCAACGACATATGGTGTTCATTGGGGAACTAGCTCCGGAACAATATATTATAATCGTGGTGGTAGTGGTTTTGTTGGCGCTAGTTCTATTATTTTAATGGAGATTTCAGGATAATGGATATTTCAAAAGCACTTTTAGAACTTGCTCCTGGGGCAGAATGGGTTGAGGTTAATAATGACTACAACCAACTTGAATGGTTCTCAACAGACATTCCAAAACCAACAAGAGCACAAGTAGATGCAAAAATAGAAGAACTCAAAGCAGCAGAACCAATGAGACTTCTGCGTATTGAAAGAGACCGTCTTATTGCTGAAACAGACTGGTGGGTTCTTCCTGATAGAACACCAACTGATGAGCAGTTAGCATATCGTCAGGCACTTAGAGACCTTCCAGATACTGCGACTCCTGTACTAGATAGTAGTAACAGACTAGGTATTTCTGGGGTCACTTGGCCAACTAAACCGTAGGAGGGTATATGAGTACTTTAAAGGTCACTAATGTTGAGGATACTGCTGGTAATCATTCAATGACCACTGCGGATATCTATAATGGTATGTCTAAGGCGTGGGTCAACTTTAATGGGCAAGGAACAGTTTCTACTCGTGCTGATTTTAATGTGAATACTATTACCGATAATGCAACTGGTGATTATACTGTGAACTTTTCCACCCCTTTTGCCGATACAAACTACTGTGTAACTGAAGGACACTCAACATCAAGCGGGTTGTATATGGAGTTTGCTACTAACATTTTTGATCAACCCAGTGGATCTTATGTTGCTCCAACAACTGGATCTTTTAGATGCACTACCTATGGACAAGGTGGTTTTCGAGATCCTAATGCAATGTTCTTTGCGGTTTTTAGGTAATTAATCCGCAACTTCAACATTACCACTCACAGTCACTCTAAGTTCATCAATAGAATGATAAGTTACTTGGTGAGTAAGGAATGAGGGGAAAATCAGAAGATCTCCCTCCTTAACTTCTGGAAATCCCCATTCCACAATATCAAGGTTCATAACTTCTTGTAGTTGGTTGGAACAGTACATTCTAAACTGTTCATTCCAAAAACCAAACTTACCACTACCTTCTGGAAGTTTTGAGAAGTAACAATAACTCAACTGATGCCCACCACTCATGTGTTGGTGTGCTTCTTGATAACATCCTTTAGAATATACATTCATCCAAGGGTCACTGAACTTTAGTGATTCCTGTTTTTTATATGGAAGATGTGTAAAGTAGGGTTGAATTGTCTTTAGAAACTCATTCCAGTCATACTCTACACCTCTGGAAGTTCTTACATTACAGTTCCATTCTTTATTAAGAACACACTGGTCTTCTAGGTCTTCTAGATCAATGTGTCCGACACTGAAGTGCCAGTAGATAGTGGGGAAACAAAGTTGCATCATAGTTCTTTTAGTTTATAACAAACGGTCATTCTGAGATCTCTACAAAACTGGTTATATGCTTCTCCGTAGTGTGTCAGGTTTGATGCGAACAATATACTACTATTTGGTCGTGGGTCAATACCTATCCTTTGACCATCAACTAGAAAAACAGTTTGACCACCCCAGGTTAGGTTCCAGTTCTGGGTTGCATAATAAAGAAAAGTATGAGTCTCTCCGTGTACGTTATCTATATGAGGGTGACCATCCTGACCATAAGTTTGCCCATTACAATAAACTTCCAATAACTCAAAGTCCATCTCAGTCCTTTCTTTAACGAGATTAAACATATGCTCAGTAAAGAAAGGTTCATTATCAAGAGGCAACTTCCAAAACGGAATATTTTGTTGTTGTTCTGAGTCCTTTACATCAGACTTAAAACCAAACCTCCAACCAAACCCACGAAGGATATTGTCACAAGTCTGAACTTCTTCTATTGT